CTCTATCTTTCGATTTCGCCAATTGGGGTAGATACCTGGCGTACCACTCTTGGTCGGAACCTTTTTAAACACAGGTTTCTTCATCATAGACCAGGCATGTTTGCCCCAAGATTTAATACCAGTAGCCGCCTTTTTCGCAGTATTAGTCAGACCGGAAAGAATAGCAGACGCCTCATCGGCAACACCGGTCTGAGAATTAAGACGAGAAGCGTCAACCATGTCCTGCATTACTTTTGGCAAGCTCTTATAAAACGCCAACATGTTATTGTCGAGAGTAGCAGAGACATTAGCTCTGGCGGTATTCGCAGCTTGCAAAGCGGAGCTAGCACCACGAGAGATACCCGCAGAGAGATCGGGAAGAGAAGGCGTCGAACCCGTAGGAGTCGAAGCACCTTTACCACCAGCGGACAGAATAGGGTTAAGCCCAGCCGCACGCAGGTCCTCTACTTCACGTTGGTGGGCAGTGTTAGACATCCGCTCTTGAAATTTACGATTGAACGTAGCTTCATCTGAAGCCTGTTTCGCAGTAAGAGCAGAAGCACCGAGGCCGCCAAGAGGCGAACCAACGACTTTGTTAACAGTACCAATTACATCTTTAAAAAATCCCATGTTTGTCATCCTTTTAACAAACAAACGTTAAACGACTAGAAATGATCGACCAGGCCAGGCACGCTATACACGGGCATCGGTCTGGTGGCCGAAATATCGAAGTACGCATCGAATGTAAACGTAGGTTCATCAACAACAGCAACCACACGTTCGATCGGCATGTTTTCTTCAATGAAATCCTTGTTCAGTACAGGAAGTTCAGCAAAATCCTGAGAGAGATGCCACACATCTAAAGACTCAGGATCAACAGAACGCATCTTGCCAGTAATCATTGAAGGCGCGTAACGGTATTCGGCCCACCGTTCCTGATAACCGAACACCTCGAGATCCGCAGCAGTATTTTGAGCGTAGATCTCCTGATTTAAAACGGCCTGCTCCCCCAAATGGGACAAGGCCGGCCAGAAGAAATCATACTTAGTTGACCGACTCCACATTTTGTTAAGAGCCGTTTGATAAGTGATGTCGGCCCGAATTTGCACAAAACCAAAGACGTACCCATGCTCCACGAACGACTTAGTGAAACCAACTCCAGATTGGGCATGGTACCCAACAGCACCGAGAGTACCAAGAGGAGTACCAGTTTCCAACGATTGTGTAGTTTGAGCCACAGGAGTCACCTGAATCGATTTCGATCCGCCGCCGAGATACTCGGGCCTTTGCAGCCGCGAGTCGGGGCTATTCACGAGAAAATGACTCTTGATTATTTCAGTATAGCGAGTTCCTCCACGCGCGTCACGCTCAAGAAGCTTCTGTAATTGGAAACTTTCACGCAGCGAGTTGATCGTTGCAGCCGTTGCTCCTGAGAGATCGGCATAATGAGAACCACCTAAATCAATCAGACCCGCAAACGCACTTACATTCAGGATACCAGAAGGATCGCCAGCAACATCACCTTGTTGCAATGACTGATCGGCA